ACCGGCAAGAGGCTATTGCAAACCGCATCTATGCTGGCCGCATGGGCAATGGCGATGAGTCTAGTGGCGATGGTTTTCGTTACTGTGGCCGTGGTCTTATCCAGCTCACTGGACGATCAAACTACCAAGCATTTGCTGACAGCATCGAGGTTGACGGCAGGCCATTAAACATTGACGAGGTGCCTGAGTATCTGGCCACCTTCGAAGGCGCTGCACAGTCTGCCTGCTGGTTTTGGGAGACCAATAACCTGAACAAGTTTGCTGACGCTGATGACATCTTGAACATGACCAAGCGGATCAACGGCGGCACGATAGGACTGCAAGACCGCATCAAGCATTACAAACACGCGCTGCATGTGCTGGGGGTCAAATGAGATACCTGCTGATTCTGCTGCTGCTAGCTGGGTGCGAAGACAGATTCAGATACCCGTGCCAGGACAACAAGAACTGGAACAAGCCTGAGTGCCAGCGACCGACCTGCGCGGTGACCGGCACTTGCCCCGACCAGCTGGTGCCAGCTGCTGACTTTAAGCCGGAGGAACAGAAACCATGAAGTGGACTCCAGATCAAATTGATTCGATCATTAAGCTAGTCATCGGCACGACCTTCTGTGCGGTGCTACTGATGATGTCGAGCCTGGCCATGTACTCAGTGGTGTTCGTCACCCAGCCGATGAACTCCATCGCGCCAGCTGACAAGCAATTCTTTATGTTGCTGTCGGACATGTCGAAGTACATCCTCGGTGCGCTGGCAACCCTCTTGGCAATCAAAGGCAAGGACGGCGTTGCCAAATTAATCGACCCACCGCCTGGTGTTAGCAAGGCCAGCGATTGGACTGACCCGCAACCACCAGCACCCAAGGCTCCGGCACCAGTGCATCAGCGCGTCGAGCCTATGCTAGAGACTAGCCCACCACCACCAGTGGCGGCAGGCTTCAACGGTAAAGCAGCACCACCAGCAGCACCACAGCCTGAACTATAGGGGGAACCATGAATTATTTTTTACTGATCCGCATGGCCGCAACCGTGGCCGCCAGCCTGCTGTTAGCATTCAACGTCCACGCTGGTGGCGAGATGAAGAAGGTCTGCCGGGAAGATCCGAAGACCAAGAAGGAAGTGTGCCGCGATGTGAAGGTGCATAAGAAACTGGAAGGCACCAAGGTTCCACCGAAATGAATCCCTATTTCATTGCCGGTGCTGTCATAGCTGTCGCACTGGCTGGCGCTGGTGGCTACGTCAAAGGCTCGGCAGCAGGTAAGGCCGAGGTTCAGGCGCAGTGGGATCAGGAGCGGGCAAGGCTAGCAGAAGAGTATGCGAAGGCGCAGGCAGCTGCACGCGAGAAGGAGCAGCAGCTACAGGCCCAGGCTGACGAGTTAAAAAAGGAATCTTATGAACAGATCAAAGATATTAACGCTCGCTCTGACCGGCTCATTGACAGCCTGCGCAAGCGCCCCGAGCGCCCCGCCGCCCCGGCAGGTGCCGTGTCCAGTACCGCCAGCTCTTGCAGTGGAGCGTCTGGAGCGGAACTGGATCGGACAAATGGAGAGTTTCTTGCAAGGTACGCCGCCGACGCAGCAAGGCTCCAATCAGCCCTCGACACCTGCATCCGTCAGTACGAAGCAGTGAGGAACACCCCCCGCTGATACTGCGCCCCTCCTGCGCTAACCAAAGTACCAGCGGGTTTTCCCGGCTATCAGTCGGGATTTTTTTCCTTGTTCATCTCAGCGCCCAGCATTCGCAGCCGCTTCTGGTAGGCCTGCGAGTGCTGCAGCATGGCACCAGGCTCCATCTGTTTGAACATCGCCTGGTTCGCTTCCTTGAAATTTTTTAGCGCTGTCATCCGGTCGCGTTCGCTTGCCTTGCCTGCCGACATCGTTTTATCGGCGAGCTCTTCGTAGGCTGCAGACCAATCTAGCTGCGTGGCGTGCGTAGACTTGACCACCGGCCCAGCATCACCTTTGCCTGGCACCATCAGCTGGAACTCACCTGCTGGCGCTGGCACTACAACAACGGCTTCCTCCAGATCCGGCACATACTCATCTACCGGTGGCGGTGGTGGTGCGATCCGATCCAGCGGGTTAGATGGCAGCGGCGTGATATTCTTGGCTGGCTGTGGCTTGGCCTCTGGCGGGAAGTCTTGCGCCTCCTCGACTGTGATCAGCCCCTTCAACGCATCAGGAAACGCATCACGCAGCGCAAAGCCGCGAGCTCTCATCTGCATCATGCGCTTCGGGTATGCCTGCCACGGCCCCTGCTTGCCCCACAGGCCAGCTCGCTTGGCATCCTCGACCGAGAACTTGGCCACCACCGGCTTGCGACCCTTGCGCTTGGCAACGCACACAGCGGTCGGGTTGGGCGTGCCTTCACCCTCGAAATACTCTTCGATGTCTTCGCAGTGTGGGCTGGCTTGCACCAGCGCCATCGCTGCGTCACCGTAGACGCTGGGCTTCCCATTTATCACCGCGATATTTTGTAATGCCTGCATGGGTGCCAGGCCGATCTCTGCACCCCATTGCATGGCCACCAGTATGTCCTGCGGCTTGCTGACATAGGCTTTGGGTACGAGGCTGGACGATGCCAGCTCTTCGGCAAACTGCCTGGCTTCGGTAAAGGTTGCAGGCGCGAAGCCTTGTCTAGTTGTAACGAGATTGGTCATTGTTATCCCCTGGTAAAAATTCATGGATGGTGTAAAGAACTAGCGCGGTGAAGGACTCGACAATTTCCTCGGCCTCTTCCTCGCTGCATTTGGGTATCGTGTTTAACAGCGCGACAACAGCTCTGGCGTGCGCCTCTTCGAGTTTGGTCATAGTGCCTCTTTGATTGATAGGGTTGATTGACGAATGCTGTATGCGTCTTTGGCCGGCACGACCTTCTCTGGTTGCGCCTTGTAGCTACGCATTGGCCAGCGGATCTCAAAGCGCCCGACGGTGCCTTTGGATGCCTGACCCAGCATAGCTTTGAGCTCTGTCTCTGCTTCGGAGCGTTTGCCTTCTGCCTCTTTGATGGCTGCGTTAGCGGCTAGGATCTGGTCGGCCAGCTGTTCAGCGCGACCAGGCAGGTTGACTACCGCAGCCTCATCTGCTGCCGGGTACATACGGTCGGCATCCTTGCTGTTGGCTGGTGGGTAGTAGTCAATCTCGCCGGTGGCTTTGTACTTCTCGATTTTGTTTTGGAACTCGAGCACCGCGGCCTTGATCGTTTCCAGTGTTTGCTTGTGCGGCTCGAACAGGAAGATGCGCAGCACGGTTCCCTGGTACAGCACGGCCACCGCACCCCAGCGTGCCTGCATGATGTCCATCTGTGCCTGCAGCTGCACCGGCCCACGGTACAACGCAGGCATTTCCTCGGGCGACACTGCGGTTAGTTTGGCCTCAAGTACACCATAGCCGTCGAGCATGATCTCATCCTGGCCGACCACGATAATGCCTGCGTCCATGTCGGTGCGGATCTTCTGGCCACGGCCATGCGCCCATCCGTCCAGGCTGCAGGCCAGCGGCAGCGTCTTATGGAAAAAGGCCGAATCGAACTCGGTCGAAAGCTCGAGCAGCTCGAGGCGCTTGGCTGTTTCTTGTAGGATGAGGCGCTCGATGCGGTCGCCCCATGCCATCGCTTCGTTCTGTTTGTCTTCGCGTGGTAGGCCTTTGCTTGCGTTGATGCTGTACTGCAGCTCATCATTGGGTGTCTGGTAGCGAGACAGCCCGAGCAGCGCTGGCAGGCGGCTGGCGCTCATCATGTAGTCTGGTGTTAGTTTGCCTGACATGTTTCCTCCGTTAGTTTATAGACCCGCACCACGCGAGCGTGAGCGGCTTTGTGAGCGGCTTCTGTGTAGCCGATTGCTGTGAATTTTTTACCCCGGAAAACGGCACCCAAGACCGATGGGTGCAGCTCCGCAGGCAGGTTGATGGCAGCTCGAACATCGTTGATGGATACCGAGCCCTGCTGCCTGCAGATCTGAGCTGCAATTTCCCGGCACTGAGCCAGGAAGTCGCTGTCGCGTTGCTCGAACAGTGCCAGCTGGGCATCGCGCAAGATCTGGCCGGTGATCATATGACACCCGCCACAAAGAACATGGCCATGACAACAAAGATCCCGAACAGGAAGCCGTTAAAGAAATCGTCGTTCATGCTGCACCCCGCTGAATAAGGTTAGAGACTTGGGCAGCGCCCCAGGTACGGCCACCGCGAGCGGTTTGCACGCCGCGGGCTGTCAGTGCTGCTGCGATTGAGCGCAGGCTGGTGATGCCTGCACGCTGCAAGTCGGCGATGATAGGCATCATGCGAGCGGCAAATGCGTCAGCGTTGGCGCGGCCAGCTGCTGCACCGGCTTCTGCTGCTGCCTGTGGGTTTGGGTTACCGAGCTTGATGCCGCGGGCTTTAGCTGCCTGCAGTGCTGCCTTGGTGCGGCGGCTGATCTCTTCGCGCTCATGCTGGGCGACCACAGCGCGGATACCGAACTCAAGAGTGCCAGCGTGCGGCATATCGGCTGCAACGATCTGCACGCCAGAGTCACGCAGGGTCAGCAAGAATGCTGCCTGGCGGCTCAGTCGGTCGATCTTGGCAATCAGCAGAGCTGCGCCTGTGGCTTTGCACATGGCGATGGCAGCGGCCAGCTGTGGCCGGTCATCGTGCTTGCCTGATTCGATCTCGGTGAATGAGTGGATGATGCCGTCAGCATAGGCTTTGACTGCTGCCTGCTGGGCTTCGAGGCCGAGGCCAGATTGGCCCTGGCGCTCGGTTGATACGCGAAAGTAGGCGACGTAGGAGGTCATGATTATGCCTCCGCTTTAGAGATCAAGCCGTAGCTGACCAAAGTTTCGAGCAGCGAATTGGCGCGGACGCGCTCTGAGCCGTTATAAGTGCGGGCAATGCACAATTTGCATTGTGCGACTACCGCCTGCAGATAATCGCCTGGGGTGCCACGGCGAAACGCTTGGGCTGCGCGGTAAGCAAAGTCTTGATTGCCTGGTACGGAAAGCACCTCGGTGATGGTGCCTGCTAGAACGATCCAGTTTTCTTGATTGATTGTGCGAGTACTCATGTTTTGCGCTCCTGTATCTCGGTGGCGTTGCGGTCTTGAGTGACCGTAGACGGAGACTCTCATATATCTCGGCGATATGTCAACACCCCAAACCAAAATAATTTAAGGTGCTGTCAAATTGGCAAGCGTTGACGATGTTACGGTCTTGGAATTATATTCGGCAGATATATAAGGGGGAGTTATGAAACAGGGCAAGATGTTTTTAATGCGGATGCGGCCAGAAGTGCGGCAGCTGCTAGACCAGGCGGCTGCAGAACAGCGTCGCACCAGGGTGTCGATCCTGGAAGAGCTGATACTGGAAGCCTACGGCAAGCGCTACCAGAGCACGCAGGATCGGCTGAACAAGCTGCTAGGTGGCGCATGAACGGTCGCGGCAAGCGGAACAAGGGTGCTGCAGGCGAGCGAGAGCTGGCCAAACTGCTGACTGATGAGCTCGGGTTTGTGGTTAAGCGCAACTTGGGGCAGGCCCGCGATGGTGCTGATGACATTACGATCCAGCACTTCAGGCTTGAGGTAAAGCGGCAGGAGCGGTTGCAGATTGATGCCTGGTCGCAACAGGTCGAGGCGTGTGCGCAGCCGCATGAGGTGCCGGTGGTAGTCTACCGGCGCAACGGCCAGCCCTGGCGCGTCTGTCTTTTATTGGATGACTTTATACCTATGATGCGAGATCAATTGGAGGGAAACAATGCAAACGAAACTGAAGCTAGCTGATGACATGCCAGCAAAGAAGCAAAAGAAACGCGATGACACGCCAAGCGTCTACAACCCTGACTTTAAGTACAAGCCAGCGGGTACGGCGATGGACTTAGCCGCCAAGTTCAAGCGCATCCAGCGCGAGCAGGCCAAGGCTGCGAAGGCAAGCAAGGTGAGGCGCGTCAAATGATCCGGCTGTGGCGAGCGTTTCGGATGTGGCGTTACTCCGGCCTTGGGATCATGGCCTCGGTGAAGCAAGCTAGGCGGTATCTGAGGCGGCATGGTGGCCGCAGGTTATGAGCATTGCCAGCACTGTGACAGGCCGCACTGGAAGCCTCGCACGGTGCTGGTGGAAGGCGTTGAGCTCTGCACGCACAGCGAAGCCTGGCGCTTCGAGTGCGAGGTGCGGTGGGCTTTGAATCTACCGGACAAGGCAAGGAAGCCGAAGGTTACCAAGATGCAATATTTACTCAGTGTCGAAGAGCGGCGCGGCATTGAGGGCAAGACCAAGCTGCGCAACGAGATGGCAAGGAGATATAAGAATGCAAAAACCAAGAAATGACCACCGGCTGCTGGACACACTGATTACTGAGCTCCGAGCTCGCAACGATGCTCACTTGGCTGTCAAGCTGGGTTGGCCGCAGGCGTATGTCAGC